CGGTACAACCTGCCGATTCATTACAGCGTGCGTGGCTACCCGATCCATCACAGCCGGGTGATTGACTTCACTTACGTGCCCGTCATCGAGCACGACCTGCCAGCCTATCAGTACGGCGGCGTCAGCGAGTTCGAGCTGATCCACAACCAACTGATCAACGATGCCATCGTGGAACGCAGCAGCGCTCACATTGTCGAAAAGAACTCGACCCTGTTCTACAAGATACAAGGCTTCAAGAGCCTGCTGCAGAGCCGGCAGGAAGCACCCTTGCTCAAGTACTTCCAGACCATCGAAGACCGTCGCAGCCTGTACGGTGCGGGTGTACTTGACGGTGAGGATGACGTGGTCAACGTCCAGCAGGCCATGACCAACCTGTCCGAAGTCGATCAGATCACGCTCAGACGCTTGGCGATGGTCACCGGCATCCCACTGGCCATCCTGATCGGTGAGAACGTCAAAGGGCTGAACTCCACTGGTGAGAACGAGATGGAGGTCTTCTGGAGCATGATCGCTGCGCTCAGGGACGACTACCTGATCGGGCCGATCAATTGCCTGCTGACCCGGCTGGGCATGGCGCCTGCCAAGTTCACGCAGGCCTCGACACTCGCACCGGGTGAGCAGATCGAATTCGAGGCCAAGGCGATCCAGAACGCGCTGGCGCTTTGGCAGATGGGTGAGGATTACGCTGAGTACCTGGCACAGCATGGCGTCATACCCAGAGACAGCTTTGCGGAGATGTTCAGTGGCGAAGAAGACTGAGCTCAAAGCTGACCGTGAGAAGACGGTCAACATGCCGACGCCACCGAAGCGCGAGCAGAAAGAGCTGGAGCAGTTCCTCAAGTTCATGTTCGAGCAGATCGAGCAGCGCTTCAGGACGCAGGTCTTCGGGCAAATCCACAAGAGCACCGAGGCCAAGTTCGCAGATGCCCAGGTTGGCAATTACGCGACCGTATACGAAAAGCTGGCCAACGCGGCGATCCGCAAGCTCAACAAGCAGTTTAACGCCAAGCGCATCCATGCACTGGCCAAGCGCATTCTCGGCCGTGCCGACAAGCGCAATCGCGAGATCCTGTATGCCGAGATCGACAAGCAACTCGGCATCGACAAGCGCAAGCTGATGGCTGAAGAGGCGATGACGTCCACCTTCAACGCCTTGGTGATCGAGACCGAGCTCTGGATCAACCGGCTCAAGGACGATCACCTGAGGCTGATCAACGCGGCCAGTGTGCGTGCGATGGCCGAAGGCAAGCCACTGCAGGACGTCATCGACCAGATGACCGAGCTCAGCACCAAGGGCAAGAACAAAGCACAGTTCGTGGCGCGCAACCAGATCAACAGCTTCAACTCGCTGTCAAACAAGGTGCGGGTGCAGAAGCTGGGCATCAAAGAGGCCATCTGGAAGACCGTCAACGATGGCGACCGGGTGCGTGCGAGTCACCGAGATCGACACGGCAAACGGTATGACATCAGCAAGGGTCTATACTCCAGTCTGGACGGTGAGTGGTTGCAGCCTGGCACAGACTATCAATGCCGGTGCCGGGCCAGCTACGTGATACCGGAATTCGAGGACATCGAGGACGCCGCATGAACTGCAAATGCAACGACCCGACCCAGACTGAGACCTGTCACTGCCAGAAGCGTATCAGCACGATGACAGTGACCTTTGACGCGGCCAGCAAGACCGCGATCAGCGTGCGTGACGGTTACCAGGAATACCTCGGTGTCGAGCTTGGCATCGAAAACCACCCGGACAGAGTGTTCAAGGTGTATCGGTCACCGGACACCATCGCCAAGGTGCGTGATGCGATGCAGGGCATTCCGGTCACCAATGATCACGTGGATATCGGCGCACCGGTCCCCAAGGCGCTGATTGCCGGGTACGTCATGGAAGGTGAATTGATCAAGACGCCGATGGCCATGAACGACGCGGCCATCTGCATCAAGAGCGCGATCACAGTCAGCGATGCGGTTGTGGCGCTGATTCAGTCTGGCAAGCGTGAGCTGTCACTGGGCTATACCGCGGGCCTGCGCGAGCACGGCGGTGAGTATGATTTTGAGCAGGTGGACATCGAGCCGCACCATCTCGCAATTGTGGAAAGAGGCAGGTGCGGCCCTGTCTGTAAATTTACTGACCAAGGAGCAAACATGGAACTGCATGAAGCATTCCTAGATGCCGAAGGCCAGCCTAATCTCGCACGCATTGTCGAGATCGCTCATTCCGTCCCAGAGGCCATCAAAATGATGCCTATCGATGAGCTGCAGAAGCTGATCCCGGTACTGGAAGCAGCGATGGCATCCGCCAACGTCACCAGCGAGCCTGCTGAACCCGAAGCAGAGGCTGAAGACATGGAGCCTGAGGCTGAAGCCGAAGCTGAAGACATGGATCCCGAAGCCGAGCAGAAGGACATGGAGCCTGAAGCCGAGGCCGAAGACATGGACCCTGAAGCTGAGCAGAAGGACATGGAGCCAGAAGGCGAGAAGAAGGAGGCCTACTCTGACCAGGCTTTCGCTGACGCCGTGGCTAAAGCTGCCGAGAAGCTGGCTAGCGAGAAGATCGCTGTCATCGAGAAGGCCAAGCAATTCCTGCCTGACACGTACAGCTTTGCCGACAAAGCAACGGCCCAGATCCAGCGCGACGCACTGGCGACCCAGACCAGCCAATCCTTTGAGGATGCTGAGCTGGCTACAGCGTTCAAGCTACTCAAGCGGATCAACCATTACTCCAACTTCGCTGATGCTGGATTGCACAGCCAGGTGGATTCAATCTTTTCTAAGGAGCTATAACCCATGGCATTCTCAACTGGAGCACTTGTCGATCCCCAGCTGGTCGGCGCAGGCGAAAAATACGGCGACAGCAACATCGTGCTGACTGCCAGAACATTCACTGACGGACTGATTGTCGGTCGCTTTGCCCAATTCAAAGCTGGCAGCCTGGCCATTTGTGACGGCACAGCCACCCCCACTATCGCGGGTGTCGTTCTTCGCAACGTGGCTGCAGACGTCGAGTCCAACGGCACTGTAGACGGTGACCTCTACTCACAGGTTGAGTACGTGCGTGCCGGTCTGATCAGCGTTGACGTTGTTGCGGCCGATACACCTGCCTTCGGTGGCGCGGTGTACATCGAGAACCAGACTGCCGGTCAGTATGGCAAGGCCACTACTGTGGACGCAGGCAACGTGGCTGCAGAGGCCGAGTTCATCGAAGAGGTCAGCACCAACGTCTGGCTTGTCCGTCTCAAGTAAGGGGATTGAAATGAAAATCGAACAACTGTTCAACAAGGAAGCATTCAAGGCTTTCATCGACTCAGCTTCCAAGCCGGGTTTCAAAGACGCCTATGCTGGCACAGTACTGGCGCGTCAACTCACAGCGGTTGACCCAAATATCTTCACCAAGCAGTACCCTGACCTGACTTTCGTCAACTCAGGCATCCAGGCTGACAACACTGGTGGCTATGCCCGTCGCATTCAGTCACTGCGTATGCGTGAGCAGGGTGAGTTTCGCACAGCGGGTGATGCGTCTGACAACAAGGGCAAAATCAGTCTGGCTGGCGAAGACAGCTTCCTCAAGGTGCGTGTCCGTGAGGCTTCCTCAAGCTGGTCTGATGATGAGATCAAAGAAGCCGATCTGCAAGGCATCAGCCTGCCCAGCCGCTTCATCGAGGCCCACAACAAGATCTACATGCGTGAGATCGACGAGATCGGGTATCTTGGCGGTGACGGCACTGAAGGCCTGCTCAACTACACAGGCTGGGCTTCCACTGGTGCCACTGGCACCTTCGACGGTCTGACTGCACAGCAGATGTACGATGACGTGTCCGGTCTGATTCAGGCGCAATGGAACGGCGTCTACAACACACCCGGCTACATGGCCGACGCTGTTGTCATGCCAGTACCGACGATGAACCTTCTGCAAGCCAAGATCATGGACACTGCAGCTGGCAATGCTTCCGTGCTCAAAGCACTGCAAGACAACCACCCCAACGTCAAGTTCCTCGCTACCGTGCGTGCGACCACTGACATGGTGGCGTTCTCCACCAGCCGTGAGGCCATGGTCATGCGGGTACCTGTACCTTTGACCATCGGTGAGATCGTCAAAATCTCCAGCTTCAACTTCCTGGTAGATTCCAAGTATCGCGTTGGCGGTCTGGATGTACTGGAGAGCACCGCTGGATACGTGCTTTCAGACGTGGCTGCCTAAAGATGGAGGACGGCATGATCGAAGACACTGACATCTCTGTTGAGGGCATCGAGCCTCAACCAGAGCCTCAACCAGAGCCACAACCCGCGCCACCCAAGGTGCGGTCAAAGCTCAAGGCCAAGGCGAAGGCGAAGGCAGCGACGGTGCTGCTGGTCAATACCAGCAACAGGCGTCAGAGAATTGGTCATGCCATCGTCGAGCCAGGTGAAGCTGTTGAACTGCCACGTGAGGTCGCTGATGCGCCTCGCGTGCAGCACGCGATCAAATGCGGCAAGGTTAGGGTAGGCTGATGGCACTGATAGACGACTTCAAGGCGCGGTTTCCAGAGTTCGACACCACGGTGGTGGACCAGCGGCTGCCTTTCCTTGAGGCTGTCTTCTGTTGCTACTTCGGCGCTGTCTATGGCGTAAGCGCCTGTGACGATGAAGCGATCCTGCAGCTGCTGGCACACCTGATGGTGCTGGACGGTCAGACGCAGAACGGCAACCCGCTGCCATTGCAGCAGGAAACCAGCAAGAGCGTCGGCAATGTGTCGGTGTCGTATACGACGGGCTTTGCCAGTACGAGCGACCGAGACGCGTTCTTCGGCCTGACGACATACGGCCAGATGTTCCTGATGCTGACCCGGTCACGTCAGGGAGGCTACTTCGTGTGAGCACCAAGACGCCTGAGCAGTTCTTTGACGACCTCCAGCGCTACAAACAGCAGATGGACGTTGCAAAGCGTATGCACGTGGCGGTTGGTTTGCCCGTTGAGAAGGTCGGTAGCGCGGTCTACAAAAGTTCGAACATGCCCATCATCCGACTGGGCGCCATCCACGAGTACGGTGGGCCCAAGACGGTCCAGCGGTCTTTCCTGCGTCAGCCATTCGACATCAAGCGCGACTACCTGTCTAAAATTCTGGTCAGAGCGTTCAAGCTGGTGGCCGAAGGCAAGTACAGCGCCAAGGATGCACTCGAGCTGGTCGGCGTCAAGGCGATGGACATCTCCCAGGAAGCGTTCGAGACCCGCGGCTATGGTCAGTGGGCTGATCTGGCAGACTCGACCAAAGCAGCCAAGGCCAAGAAGGGCAGCAATCCGTCGCAGGTGCTGGTGGATACCGGCACGCTTAAGAACGCGATCACGTATGTAGTGAGGGGCGGCTGATGGCATTGCCGAACATGGCCAGCGTGCTGACCAG